GGAGGCTTGTTTGCTTCTTGCCGCTCTTGGAACAACTGCTCGGCTGTCTTGAGCGGTGTTCCAGATGCCTCTGCGGCTTTTTCAAGTGCTGCCTGTTGGTTGGCTTCTTGGAAAGCCTGCTCTTGAGCAACAGCAGCCCGCTCTTCCTCTGTAACAAAACGAGAGCGAGAGCGAGGCCCTTCTCCAACAGGTTCCTGTCGAAAGATGAATGGCTCATCAGGATTCATCTCCGAAGTGAATCTCCGGAACTGATCCCTAAGATTCTCAACCGGAACAACCTGATCCATCTCGTTGAGCAAACCCTCAACTTTGCTGATGGCCTCTCCAACGGTCTGCTTACGCGACGCGAGTTCTTGAAGCACCTGAGCCTGAGTGACTCCGCGCTTCATCCCGAAGGTCTTACCAACCTGAGCGCCAAGACCTGCGGAAAAGAGCATTCCAACACCAGCTTCAAGCGAAGCCTTCAGCTTCTGCTCCGGAGTAGCGTTCGGATCAACGACGGTTTGGAGAGCCATCCCTGTGGACTCTGCTGCTCCAAGTGTGATTGGCGGAAGCAGTGCAGGTGCAACCAGTCGGCCAGCCTGTTCGGTGGCGGCAGCGGCTTCACTGGCCCTCGTGAGATCAGCAATCTGGGCAGCACGAACCGCTGAAGGCGTAGTTGTCTCTGCAAACTCAGCACCTGCAACCAACTGCGGAATGCGAGAAGCCTGACGAGCGGCACCGGCAATGCCGAGGCTCATCAGATTCATTGGGGACAAAAGGTCAGCCGAAACCTGACCAGCAACCTGTCCGACGGGACGAGTTACGGATTCAGGAATCGGAGTGTATTCGCTGACGACCTCACCCAATCTTCCACCAAGAGAGGCAGCAAGTTCCCGCTTTTCTGGGGAAGCTGAACCAAGAGCCAAGATGCCTTCTCTCTCGATTTGAGAAGCGCCTTGCAGCAGCTCTTCTGGCTTTTCACGGCCACCTGTCAGCCTGCGAACAGCCTCTGCACCTTGTTGGATCACTCTTCCGGTCGTCGCAATGTCCTCAGGCATCGGCCTTCCGAATGCGAGAGGGGCGGCAACACGGGCCAAAGAAGGGGCAACGGATTTGGCCTGCTCATACAGACTAGGAGGAGCCTGAAGAACCGGAGCATTCGGATACTTCTGAGCGCCTGCAAAAGCGAATGCATTATTTATGTCTTCTTGAGTTGGCTCTCTATCTCCTTCCAGTTCAAGAGTAACACCAGTCGCATCGTTGGTGACTTGGAAGATTGGCATAATTAATTCATGCGTTTGACGGTAAATCCCTTGATGTCTTTAGGCTTCTCTTCTTTCTTGGCAGACGGTGCTCCCGGAGCAGGTTCGCCAGCAAACGGGCTTGGTCCGCTTTGACCCATAAACTGCTCGACCAGCCTCTTCTGCTCTTCGTACGGAACAGACTTGCTGAATGTCAGCTTTGCTTCCGGACGATACGTGAAAGGGTTTATACCCCAAGTGGTCGAAAAAGGAGGCTCTTCAGAAGGTGCTTGAGAAAGGAATTTCTTGAGCACTGGATCTTTTTCGGCCATTGCTTCGATCTGTTCTGGAGTGCCACCAACAGTTCCTCTGCCAGGAATGTTGTAGCTCATGTAACCGCTCTTGATTCTACGATCCTGTTCCTCCTGATCCTGGCGGGCCTTCTCCATGGCAACGCTTTCCTCCAGCGTGTCCATAGATTCCAAAGCAGGAATGGGCATGGCCATAGGTCCACCGGCTTGATAGTCTGGACGAGTCCTGAGATATCCGACCATTGCAGGCCGCTTCGCCTCACGAGCAACAGCTTCGCCTTCTCTTTGACGACGGGTAATGGCTTCGTCCTGAGCAGCAATCCTCTTGAGTTCATCCTCAAGAATCTGACCGCGCTGCGCCTTCATGCGCTCGTTCAACCGCTGCTCCTGCAACGCAGCGAGGTCTTCTTCCATCAGTGCCCGCTTCGCCAGATTGCGCTGACGGATCTGCTCATTGGTGCCAGTGAACTCGCCGGCAATACCTCCCGTCAGCATACTCAAACCTTTGAGCAAAGGATTGATACGCTGTGTAGCCTGCTCTTCTAGCTTTCTTCTGATTTCGTCTGAGGTGGCCATAAATTGTTACCTAAGTTCATTGAGCATCGACCGACGAGCCATGCGACCGCCCATGCTTCGCATCGCCGCGGCGAGGATTTCCTCGGGATCGTAGTTGACCATTTGGTTCCAAGGAATCGGACGCCTTGCATCAACATTGCGATTCGTGATCGAAGGAAGATCAATCAAGTTTGGCTTGATCGTTTCCTGCCCAATCAGCTTGTTGAAATTGAATGGAGCGTAATTCCCATACGAGCTGCTCGTGATGTATGGCTCAGGCAATACAATGGGATTGCGCTGAGGAACCTCAACCTTGGTCTGCCTGACAGAATATGTCGTTGTCGCAGGCTTGGTCTCTTGCTTCGTCTCTTCCTGCTTGGTGGTTGCTGGAGTAGTCGTGGTTTGCGGCTGTTGCTCAACCGGAATGGTTACATTGACAGGCTCGGTCTCAAAGCGAGGTCCAACGAGAGGCGTTTCCGGGATTTTAGCGTAAATCCATTCGCCTCGATCGTAATCCCACTCGTTACCATCGTTGTCGATGAACCTTCCGGTGTAAGGGTCTGATCCAGGTCTATCTGGCCTCAACGGGTTGTCTGGACCCAATGGTCGTCCGTTTGGACCTAATCCACCTCCAGGAATAACCGCTGAACCCCAAGGAGATCCAGTCGGCTTTGTGGTCGGCTGAGTGGCTACCTGTTCATCTGGACCGGGCGAATATACGACTCCGATTCCAGTTGAAGGATTGTACTCTCCGGGATTGTAAATCTGCCCGATGTTGGTCGAAGGAGTCGTGGTTTGACCGCTTGAAGGAGATGTGACCGAAACACCGGGGGTAGAAGGATTCCTGAATCCACCGGTGTTTTCAAATCCACCACCACCACCGGCCATAGTGCTCGGTCCTTCATTGATCGACGAGTAGTAGCTCATCGGATCAATGGGAGGTTGCGCGTATCCTGAAGGTGTGACCGGACCAAACGGTTGTTCGATATTGAAACGAACCCCAGTCGGTGCAGCCATTGGCTGTCTTAACTCAGGAATAAATGGCTGAGAAAGATCGACAGGTTTTAACTCAGTGGTGAGAGGCTGTTCAACTTCAGGAGCCGGCTCCATCCATTGGCCCATCTTCCAGTCATAAACGTAACCCCTGTCATCAACGAAAGGCTCACCAACGATTGTTCCCGGAGCACCCCATGGCCCCAAATCCTGTCCGATTTGAGCGCCATAGTAGTAACCACCTTCCGCAAGGTCGGGGTAGTTATCGGGTCCAAAATTTACGTCAGCGGTTTCAGCCATAGATCAAGCCTTCGGCATCAAGCTCTTGATCCGACCGAGCATCCAGTTGGCCACGAGCTTCTTGGTCTTCGGCTTGTCCTTGAGCCACTTGGCGAACTTCTCGGCATTGCTGTCGTAGAAGCTCTTGAACCACTTGGGACCGACAAGTTCCTTCCAGAAGAAGAACGCTTCCCACTGATCGGGAATGCACTCGCGAGCCACGTAGCATCCCACAAGTCCGCTGAACGAGCTGCCAAGGTTTCCAATGCCTTCGGTAACACCTTTGTAGATAGCCAACGGAGAATTGGCCTGTGAAGCCTGAAACGCATTCTGAGCGTTGGTGAGTGCGAAGCTAGTTCCAAGTTGGGCGATTTGGCCGGGACCAGCCTGTTGCATTCCTTGAATTAGCTGAGGAGCACCAAACGGAGAAGCGCCCTGCTGGAGACCTCCGAGCTGGGCGGCTTGCGAGACGATCGGCTGGAGTCCCAGGGCGGACTGGATGTTGGCGATGTTCTGCTGGCCAACATTCTGACGCTGCTGCTGCGCGGCCATCTGGCCGGCAAAGCTCTGCTGCATCGCGGTGTTCCGCTGACCGGTGGCGGCGAGGATGTTGTTGAACGCCTCCTGAGCCTGACGATTGGCGACATCGCTCGTGGTCTGACCGCTTTGGAGCAGGCCAAGAGCCTGCTGGCGTCGCTGAACATCCGCATTGGCAATAGCTTGCGATACGGCGTTGGCTTCTCGAAAGGCTTGGAGATTACCGAGAATGTTTCCGGTAGCCGTTCCACGGGCGCGTACAGCTTGTTCAGTGGCCCGCAAGAGAGAAGGATCGATGGTTCCAGCCTGAGCCAGTCCAGCAGCGATCTGCCGTTCCAAATCACTCCGCATCTGAGCAGCGGAACCGACATCACGAGGAGCTGCTGGCAGACCAACGCGTTCGTAAGCAGGAGCTTCTGGAACAGCTTGTCCAGGAGCCTCGGCCTGCCCCCTCAATCCTCCCAAGAAAGACTCATAAAGTCCGTATCGAGTAGGATCAACAGCCTCAAGTTCTCGCCGGCGTTGACGGGCAAACTCGGTTCCGTACTTCTGCGAAACAGCGAGCTGTGTAGCGGCTTGTTCAGGAGCAAGCTCATTGAGCGCACGGCTGACCTCCCTGGTGACATCAACGTCTCCAGCTCCAGTGAAGTCGGCAGTCCTATACTCTCCAGTAGGCGCACCAGTTTTATCGAAAACAGGATAGGTGTACTTTCCTCCGATCCTAGAGGCCGATTCAATCTGCCGCATGAGCGGGAAAACCTCTGCCTGAGCAAAAGCTGCCTCTCGATTCGCGGCTCCGTAATCCGGTGCTTTATATGTTCCGCCCATAGCAAATCCTGTTGTTCATCAGAAGTTTGAAGTACCTGTCGAAATCGTACAAACGGGAAACGCCTTTGCGGATTCCGCCCAGCTTGGTCACGCGATCAGAGCACATGGCCTGCATGCCCATCCAGAGCGTCTGCACGGCCATCGGCTTCGTAGTCGCTACCACCTCAATCCACGCGATATGACCATTCGGATCGTTTGCGTAGAGATCCTCCGCATCCTTCGCGGAGCTTAGGAACCGAACGGCTCCCACACCGCAGCACTCGCCATTCTCATCTTGAACGATACCGATCTGGCGTTTGACATTGAAAATGCCGATCCAGTTGAGGATTTGCTCATCGTTCCACGTGGAACAAGTGGGCCACTTCTCCTTCAGCAGCTTGGCCGCGGCTAGGATTGTGGGATGCGGGGTCATTGCTGGGGACGAATGGAATCGACGAATCCGGACAGGATCGTGGACTGGAGGCTCATGCGGCTTCCGCTGGTCGTGTTGATCTTGAACTGGATGTTGTTCCAACGCCCTCGGCTGATGAGGTTGTAAGCCGCCAGGAACTTCTGGGTGCTCGGGATGCTGATCGCAGGATCGATCGAGGTGAACGTCCCGCTCATGTTCGTGGCGTAAGACAGCGATGCACCGATGCTCGTGGAATACGGATTATCGAGCGCGATCTGGATGCTGTAACCGATCTTGTCCGGAATGGGTTCCCCAAGGTTGTACGCCTTGGTGGTGACAGAGGACTGATACGCGCTACCACCATCGAGGTACGCCGACTGCTGCACGGGGCTGAGGCGGGTGTTTGGCAGGTAGTCGTTGAACGACCAGACTTGGCCTGCACCTTCACTGAGCGAGATGATGTCGCCGGCAAACATGAGCACAGGGCCGAAGTTCGAGAAGGCGGTGGGGATGAAGTCGTTGACCTGCCAGTTGTCCCAGTAGCCAAGCCACGAGCGGGCCAG